TCAATCATTGCCTGCTCTAATGATGTTTCGTTAAGATCTGCCTGAGTAGTTAAGGTATTTTTAAAAGTACCGGCTACTGTAGGGTGAGCTGTGCTAAATAAAGCAACACCATCACCACCTTTGAAAGTGGCTGTTGATGGTAAACCGTTGATTAAAGGCTCAACTGATTTTACTTGTTTTGCATTGCTCATAGATCTTGCTAAAGCTTTTGTATATCTAGCAGCAAGTCTATCGTAGAGATTATCTTCGATAGCTTCTTCTGTGATAGCAAATGCTAAAGCTACGGTCTCGTGAGTGTAACGAGCTGTGAAAGTTTCTTGTGCTTCATCAAAAGATACGCCTGCACCTTCACCTTTCACTTGTGCGTTTGCGAAACCAGATAACATTACTTCCTCTTCGAAAGCTCTGTCACTGTTTTCATTTGTATAAATCTCAGCATGCTGATTTTCATACCTTTTGTATTCCAGCCCAAATAGTGCATTTAGGCCAGGTTCTAGTTCTTTGACTAGCTGTGATCGTGATATTGCCATGTCTATATGCTCCTATTAGTTGTGACCATTATACGAGTTAAGGTTTGATACAACAATTCCTGAAAAGAACGCTGCAGTAATATCCTCATTTTCAGGATCTTCTGCTGATCTAATCAGTCTGAACTGCTTACCGTCTGCATCAGTTACACTAGTGTCTAACGTCGCTGAAGATTTACCAGTGGTATCGCTACCTGCTGATGTATTCATGTCGTATGTCGCTAGGAACTGTGCTTGAGTTCTTGCTGCATCTGAACTAACTACGTATTGCTGGAATGGATCGTCCATTACAAAAGCTACTGTGTCTTCACTGTTAGCTGGTGTGATAGTTGCTTTGTAGAAATTTGCAAAAGTCGGCTTCAAAGTTGAAGCGTCATTGTAGAAAATTCCATTCAAAACACCTACGATATCTGCAGCAGAGCCTTGTCCGCCTACTACATAACCACTAGAGATTTTGACTGCTTCGCCATTGTAAATAGTCGTGCTATGACCGGCATCGATAAAATACTTGCCTTGACCTTGAATAGATGGTGTTCCACCCATTCTGCCTGCAGGAATTAAACCGAAACCTTGTGTGTTTCTATTAGCCATTGTGTTTTCTCCTATTCCAATAGTTGTTTATATTAATCCGATAGTTAAGAAATAGTTAAAAAATTATTTCTTTGTACCACCGAAGGTTACACGAGACTGCCTTTCAACATTGATAGGCATCCTCTGGTCTTGCTCCTTCATAAGATCGTTTTCAACGGCTTCGTTTTTTTGTTTATGACGGTTAGTCATATACTCTTGTCTCTGCTTCGCAATCTCTTCTGGTACCTTTGCAAGTAAAAGGCCACCGACCCCAATCACTCCCTTGTATTTACCTTCATCAAGTACAGGATAATCAGATGCATTTTCGACTTCTTCAGCACGAACTAATTCATAACCTTCTCTAATTCTTCCAGTTATGTTTTTAGTGTCTTGAAAGCCAACGCTTTCTGCTCTTATCCATCTATACCTGAATCCATCAGGTGCAGGGGGTGCATCTAGAGAAGATGGTGGAACCCACACTTTTGGTCTTTCAGATTTAGACCGTGTTTGGTTCGCACGAGAAGTGTTTTTTTCTTTTTCCATGTTACGCTCCTTCCGTGTTTTTAAGTTGTTTTGCGTACTCTTCGAGTGGCACTCCTAATTTTTTAGCTATTGCTACCTGTGACGAAGTGAGTTTCACAGTTTTGCGACCTGGTTTTACACTTCTTGTCGCCGAAGCAACCGTCTGAACGGGAGTGGTCGTTTGCTTATCCTCATTTTTATCAAATTTATGAGGGAAGTCAACTCGTATTCTTTTATCAACTTCAGCATAATACTCGTCAGAGCTGGGATCATACCCTTCTTTTTCAGTAAGATCCTTATGTATCTCAAAAGCAGTGTATGTCATTGCTCTATCTGTTCCAAACCATGAGTTTTTTGATGCCCATGCCTCAGCTTTTGGATCCATATTAATTGGATCATCAGTTTGAGGTGTAACGACATTATTGCCTTGAGAAAGATTAGTTACAGGTTGTTGAGCCTGCGTTTTTACTTCTCTACCTTGTTTAGCTTCTTCTAGTTTTGCATTCTCAAATGCGAGAGTTGCAATTCTTTTATTAGCTTCAACTTGAGCTTTAGCATCACCTGATTCTATAGCAGCAGCTAATTCTTTTTGTGCCGCTTCTAAACCTGATGAAATAGTGGACTCAAATTTTTTAATATAATCAGAATCAGTTTTTTGAAATTTAGATTCTAATTCAACTCTAGATTTTTCTACACCTTTAGCATAATCAAGAGCGGCTTGCTCTCTTCTCTCAGCCTCTCTAAGTTTACGAGTTAGTTTACCTATTCTCGCTTGTACACCTTTGCTGTATTCTTCTAGTTTATCGTCACTCTTTTTTTCTTCTAACTTGGTTTCTCTTTCATTTTCAAATGTTTTATCTGTTCCTTGGTCCGTGTTTTCTGTTTCTTGTTTAGGTGTTTCGGTTTCTACAACCGACTCATCTTTTTCTTCTTCAATATCTACCGTAGCATCAGGTCCTGATGTATCGATGGGTACTGTCTTTTTTTCTTCTTCTGGCATAGTTATCCTCCTATGTTAAAACTCATGCAAGATGTCCTCTGGACTATCAATTGTTGCTAACACTTCATCGTC